ATAAAGGAATTGGTGTTTTAAAATCTGCACAACAAGTAAATGGTATAAAATTGTTTAATGCTTCAACTCATACTTTTGACAGTATTGAAGTAAATATATATGGAGTTAAATAATGGCAGGTAGCTTAATAAAAATAGATGAAGAAATAGTTACATCAGCAGTAGCAAGTGTAACTTTAACAGGTATTGATAGCACTTATGATGTGTATATGGTTAAGATAAATGGTTTATCTCCTGATACTGCTGAAAATTTAGAGTGTAGAGTTACAGAGGGTGGAAGTGATAACTCAACTGCTAATTATGATTGGGCAGCTAAAGGTTTAAAAACAAGTGGTGCTTTTGATAATAACAATAATACTAATGCTACACAATGGGATGTGTCAGGTAGCTTTATAAATGCAACAACAGGAAATTTCAATGCAGTTATATACATTTTTAATGCAAATAATTCAGGGGAATACACATTTATTACTTTTGAAACTTCACATTATGCAGGTAGTGAGCATTATGGAAATCAGGGTGGTGGTGTATTTACAAGCACTTCTAGTGTTAATGGATTATTTTTTCAAATTGATAGTGCAAATAATATTGATAGTGGAACATTTACTTTATATGGTTTAAAGAAGTAAGTATAAGAAATATATAGTAAGATAGGAGAGATATGGCAACATTAGAAGAACTACAAGTAGAGGCAGCAGCAGAGATTGAAGCTGCTAAACCTTTATTTAAACAAGTTAATAATGAAAGACTTGAATTTTCACAAGCTGATTATGACCAAAGAGTAATAGACCTTGCTAATAGCAAATGGAATGACCAACAGTTTGGTTATATACAAGCTAGACAAGAGGCTTATGGTTCTATCGCTGACCAGTTAGATATGATGTACTGGGACGGCGTTAATGGAACTACTGTTTGGGCAGACCATATAGCACAAGTCAAATCAGATAATCCAAAACCTGCTTAATCATATATGTTATAATCCTGTTTATGGATTTCATAATAGGATTTTTAATAGGTTATTTTTTAAAAGAAATTAGTTTATTTATTAAAAGAATAAGCGATTGGGATTTATCTCATAGAAATTGGGATAAAGAATGGGAATTTATCTCTAAGGACGACCTACCATAATGTCTAACTCATCTGAAAAATACGCTAATGGATTTACACAGAAGGAGTTAAACGCAATGGTATTAGAAAAGTTAGATAAACTAGATGAAAAGCTAGACAGCAAATTAGATAAATCAGATTTCAATAAAGTATTAGGATTAATGGCAACAGTAGCATTTGTTATTGCTGCGTTCATAATGTAGTTATGTGCAAGATATGTGTGGAAGATGACGGTTCTTTTATAAGAATATGTAACTGTAAGAATGGAGATATCAACTGTGAATGTGATAAGTAGAGATATGTGGGGTGCTAAGCCTGCATTTAGAGCTTATGCTTCTATGGGTGAAGTTAAAGGGTTAGTTGTACATTGGTCTTATTATCCAGGAGCTATAGGAAACAACGCAGAAATAGATCAACTTAAAAGTATTCAAAGATTACATCAAGTAGATAGAAACTGGAACGATATTGCTTACAGCTTTTTAGTTGGTAACACTGGACAAATATATGAAGGTAGAGGTTTTAACGCTAGACCAGCATCACAAGGGACTAACGAAGGTAATAAGCACTATTATTCTGTGTGTTGGTTAGGTGGTAAAGATAGAACAATGGCTAGTGAAGCTGCTTTAAAGTCTATAGAAAAATTACACAAAACTATAGGTGGAGAGCTAAAGAAACATTTGGATTTTAAAACTACAACTTGTCCTGGTCCACAATTATCTGAGTGGGTTGATAATAAAAATAAACCGATAGAAGCCACTAACGATAGTCCACCTGAAATGGTACACCCACAGTTTATAAATAAGAAACTAGACACAATTATTGCTAAACTAGAAAATATCGAAACGAAATTAAAATTAGGAAGGCTAATTAAATGAGTGAAGAATATAAAATAGTATTGGAAAAAACTCTTTGGACATTTGTTCAAGCATTTCTTGGTGTCTTGACAGTTGGACCATTAGTAGATGTTAATGTTGAACTATGGCAGTTAGCTGCTATGTCAGGTGCATCTGCAGCTATGGTTGTTCTTAAAGAGTTTGCTAAGAAAAAGATTGGAAAATAATGTACGGTACAAAGTTATCAAACAAAAAGAAAGCTAAGAAAAAAGTTGTGAGAAAATCTCGCAAAAAGATGTAATTCATAGTTATCTCTTTCATATATATAAAACAAAAAACCCTCTATTGCTAGAGGGTTTTTTTATCATTATGTCAACTTGTTAGGAGGTTGCCATAAACTTAGATACTCTTATTTTAAAAAGGTACCTCAGATTTGTCAACCTTGTTTTCAGCATCTTCACTAACTGAAGTTACTGGCTTAGTACCAACAGGGAAGAATTTGTTGATTTCTAAGTAACGAGTATCGTTCTTATCTTCAATCAACTCTACACCTACAGGCTTACCTACATAATCTTGAGGATTGAAACTAATCTCACCTTCTTGCATAGGTATCCCTAGTGCACCCATTAACTCAACAAGTTTCCATTTTGCATTTGCAGTGAACATAGTGAAAGTTCTTAGTTTAAGTCTTCCAACTTGCACAGTCCACTTCCAGCCTTCGTTACCACTTTGAGCCACATGGTCTTCTACTTCTACGATTGTTGCTTCATAATCACCTGGGGTAATTTGATTAGCACCACCATTACCTGATATATCATCAGTTGTTAAACTAATTTTTTTAGCTTGTACCATTTTTATCCTCCAATAATTTGTCTAGGAAATAATCATCTTGTGCGTAAAGATGTAGTCCTAGACCTACTCTCATAGCACATCTTTTTAAAGCGTCACTAATAGCCATTTTTAATCTATCGCCATTAGTTCTACCTTTACCGAACGGATTGTCTAGATCACCAGCTTCCTGGATAACAACCTCCTTGCCGTCAATAGTCATAGTGAGTTCTAAGACTACGCCAGTGCAGACTTGACCCAACTGAGGGTGTATGTCATACACAATCTCTGAAACTCTTTGACTAAACGGACCTATATGAGCTAGCAACCTTTGGTTAACTGCACTGTGTTCAACGAAGTCACCAAACTTACCTGCGTCTTTGCCCTTTTTAACAAGACTGGTAAAAGGTTTTGCTAAGTCTCTAAGATTTTTCAATTCTATCACCGTCTTTCATATTGACTGCCCACCTAGGAGCACTAGCTGTGTCACAATTAATGACTGCTAGTTTTGATTCATCATCAATAACTTTCTCTAAGAAAGTATCTCTTGCAACATTTGCACTCATGCCACGCTTTTCAGCTACAGCATCTAGTCCTCTTAACTTAGGTACAAATGTGTTACCAAGAATTGCTGCTAAATCAGAAACCAAACTTACACTAGCTGAACCTTCAAGTAACCAATTAAGGAAACCGTGCAAGTCTAATGTCTTGTACTTATATCCTTTGTTTACATGAAACACAGTGCCATTAAGTTTGAACGTGCCACTTTCTTCAATCTTTTTAGCTAACTGTACGTCAGCATAATTATTGATTTTTGTAGTGGCAGTCTTAGCAGCTGAAATAGGTATACGAGCAATAGCTATGTCTTCATCTTTCATAGCGTCAATCTCAAATGCTATCTCAGTGTTCTCTATAGTCTCAGACTTAACTACTTCTTTAGCTAAATCTAAAACATCATCTGTGTACAGATTATTCATTTATCCTCCCATACAAATTGACAGTCGTATCTTTGCTTATACTTCTAAACTCACACTCAGGGTGTTGCTTATTAAAGTAAGAAGCCATATTGTATATTTTCTGTCTTTTGCTTTTCTTAACAGAAAGTAACTTAACCCACTTGCCAGGAAACTTAGACATCATGTCCATGTATCCCATACGTTCAGCAAGTGATCTTTTGTCAGATTTTTCATAAACACTTTTTGGAAGTGAATCGAATACTTCTGGCATACTACCTCCTTATAACTTGATTCAAGTTTAGTACAGGTAGAATTTTAGTCAAGATATTATAATAATTTTAAATTGTCCCAACCGTCTTTATCAACAGTAAAAGTTAAAACATTATTAATAGTTTCAGTTCCATACTGTTCTTTGAAATATGTACTCTTATCTAATGAAGGAACTTGAAACCAAGTTCTTAATCCGTCTTGTATAGTACGCAAGTGATGATAGTGACCAGAGACTAGGATAGTAGCGTCACCTAAACTTTGAAATCCAAAACTTTGACCTTTCCAAAAGTTCATTAACTTATCACCAGGGTTGCTACCAGCACGACTAAGGTGACCATGAGTAAATCCAATCACAGTACCATTGCAATCTAAAGTGAGATGATGACCGTCAGGTATTATAAATTTGACATGATTGTATGGTCCATATGATAAAGCATCAGCAGATGAAATTAGGATACCAATGTCATCATTATCTAACTCAGATGTTATAACGTTTTTATCTCTGCCACGATTCTGACCATGATTACCTGGCACACCACCTACTACAACTTTAGGTGCATGCTTTGCAAGAGTAGTTACTACTTCAAGAAACAATCTACGAGTTACCGTTATCTGCTCTAATCTATCCAACTGTACTTTGTGTGATTGTCCAGGGTAGAACCCTGTTACTCCTTCGATTAGATCACCAAGTGAAATTATGTAAATAGTAGAAACATCAACACCAAGTTTTTTTAACTCTTTTAACCTTTCAACAGTTCTATCAAGACTTAACTTAACTCTATCTATAGTTGCTTGTGGTCCACCTCCGTCAGATTTTCCTATTTGCCAGTCACTAGCAAAATAAAAAAAGCCAACTCCTTTTTTAACTGCAGGTTTCTTATAAGGTTTATGTTTCTTAATTTCTGCAATAAGTCTTTTTAAGTCAGCTTCTTTCTCTGGATTCTTTTTTCTGATGTCAGCTTTGTAATACCAGGCTTGTTCTTTAACACCGTCACCCATATTCATATCCCATGTGCGAACGTGTAAGTTACCTACGATTTCATACTCATCTGGATTCCAACCCCACTCTCGCAACAGGGAATCGAAAGTGGGATTGGGGTTAGTAGTAGGTCTAGATACTACATATCCAGTATTGGTGTTGGGATTATACGATACACCAGGTTCAAAACCAGTAGGGTGCTTTTGCTTAGCAGCAGTTTTATGCTCCTCTATTTCCTTTTGCTTATTTAGAAAGTCTTCTAGTGATTTCTGTTTTGACATGTTTCTGTATTGTTTTAAGTGCAAATGGACAGCCCTGCTCGACTAGATACTCTGCAACGTATAATATCGGATAATCATTTTCAATGGTTTCATCAATGACTTGATTAAATAACTCATTATTGTCTACATACCATTTGGTACGCATCTTTGGAGCCATAAAATCTGCCATAGATTTTTTTGTATTCTCAGACATTTTTCTCCTATATAAATTAACATAGATTATAATAGCATAGTTAGGAGTTAAATGAAACAAACAATAGAATTAATGAGCCATGTTTGGGCTAACAGTGGTGGTGGTAAAGTATGGTTGGCAACCAACGGTACTAAATGGGAAGAAATTTGTTATGATTGGAGTGATTATGGCAGTATTCTTAAGGCTATCAGCAATCAGTCCCAGGGATCAGATATCTATTGGACACCTTTAACTTTTCACACGGACCAATCTAGAAAAGCAATTAATGCAAAAGATAAAGTCGGAGTTTTATATGTTGATATGGATAGAACTGATATCAGCTATGAGGATTGTTTTGTCATAGTTCCTAAACCTAATTTTATTTGGGAGACAAGTGGGAACAGGTGGCAAGCAATTTGGCTTCTTGAAGACACAATACAAATATCTACACAACAAGAAGTTAACAGAAGGTTAGCATATCATTTGAAAGCAGACACTGGGGCGTGGGACGCAGCACGTGTGTTGAGGGTTCCTGGTTCTGTAAATTATAAAAGGGGTGGTCAACAAGGAAAGATAGTTAGATATGAACCTGACTTTGTATTTAACTATGATGACTTTGATTCTATTCCTTTAGTTGTATCGAATCACACAACTTATGTTGAAAGTGATATGCCTGCCTTACTGGATTATGTTTCTTGGCAAGGTTTAATATCACAAGAGTGGAACAAGATACCACTCGAAGCTAGGTATTGGTTATCTATATCTGATGAGCAGTACAAAGCACATGGTGTTATAGATAGAAGTAGTTTAATTACTACTGTTATTAGAAAATTAATAAAAGTATACGAACCTGAAATGGTTTTTAGTTTGATATGGCACGCACCTTGGAATAAATTTATTACTCGTCCTAATACTTTATGGACACAAATCGCAAAACACAAAGTCGCAGTTTAGCTGACTCGCATACCAACTTTTACGCCTTGCAATATCCCCCCTGCGGTATTTTTTTGTGTCTGAGACTGAGCGGAACGAAGTGTAGCGAATAAATGAGTGAGTGAACTTGTGAACGAACGTCACGAACGAACTTGTGAGTGAGTTATAAGCGGAAAGTTGTGAGGTACGAACAACTTTACAAGATAAAGAAAAAAAAACAAACTTGCTGTTGCAAGCCGACGAATGTCGGATCTTGCAACAGCTTAGTTTGTTACTAGTTAAGCACTGGAACCGTGCTTAACTAGATAAGAGTTCCACTGCGTAGCAGTGAACTCGCAGACACCGCCGAACTCACTTTCAAATAAGTCTTTGATGTCATGATAGCTGAGACGCTTAAGCTGCTGAATCTCGAAGCCTGAATAGGCTGAGAGTTCATGCAGTCCGATTTCTATACCGTCCTCAACAGTTGAGTAAGTATAGTAATCTTCGTCATCAATTGTGTCATAATTATCATACCAACCATGTCCTGTGAAGTAGGAAGTGTTGGTGTATTTATAACTAATACCACAATGGTTTGTGTTAGAAAACCATGTGCCGTCTAACCACGAACCTTCTTTTTCGTTAACAATGTACCATTGTTTACGAAGGTTCGGATTGGTTGTGAGAAACGCAAGTTTACTCCAACCAATTATGTCACCGACATACTCAAGCATGTACTGGTCATCAAGCCACGTAGGACGCATGTAGCGTAACCATGTGTTGATGAACATACGTGTGTCTGAAATGTCCGACGTGTCGGGCGTTTCGACACAGTCGATTATGCCGTTGTGTGCCATGACTGTATGATTGTCAACGTTGAATGGGTGAGTGTTTGCAAGGCAAACAGAACCATGAGTTGCAATACGACAATGTACAAGTATCGGTGACGATACGCTGTACTTGTCGAATACAGACAAAGCAATCTTGACAAAGTCGTCTTTGTCAAGAGTTTTGTAGGTGCGTATGGTTTTAGTTTCATCTATGAAACTAATACCTGCACCGTCTGAATTGGTATTCCACATATCGGTCAAAGTCGACTTGTCGAGTTTGTTACCGATTGGGGAAAGTGCGATTACACACATGCGATATATCCTTTCTCTACTAAGTAGTCGTATAAGTATTCGTACTCATGTCTCATGAGTGAGACATGTGCTAAATAAGCGTATAGCTTATGTGCACCGTCACGTGCCATATCTTGATATGTCAACGTGTTGAAGTACTTGTGCATAGATTCTAAGAACTCTATGTTCTTAGCTATACGTTCAAATCGAAGATTGCTACGAAAGTAGCGGTGTTCGATTGTATAGCTACTATCTGCTAATGCACCACGATTAGGAAAACCACCTTTACGTTTTGCAATGACTGCAATAGGGTGGTTTGGTTTTTGCAGATAGCACCATTCGGCGTCTTCGCCGATTGATCTTTGTGCTATATCTGCAATTAATCCTGGATTCTGGTAATGAAACTGAATCCATGCGTATGCAGTAGTAAGTGACAAGCCTGATTTATTTATGTGAACATGTGCACCTGCACTGTTTGCATAAAAACCTTTGAATCGCTCTCTTGCGTAAGCAAAGGCGATTTTAAGGTCGATAGTAGCTTTCTTGAAAGCTGCTGCCGTAAATGGTGCAGTTACAAATTCGACGTCAACTGTAGCGTCTTCTTTGGCTATGCAAAATACAGGACTTGTACTGTATTTTGAACCGAATGCAGCGTTGAGTTGTGTTAGAAACTCCATAGTGTTATCAAAGTCACTACCGTTACGATATTCGACTTCTAGTTCTAGTCCCATGACTATGGGGCTAGAAGTAGTGAGAGTTGAAATGGGTAACCATTTGAACTCTCCGTCGATTACGTCTAGGTACATACCACCAAAGGGTTTGTAACCATAGTTCCAAAGTTGTGGATAATCGGTTTCGACATAGCAGTCATAGTTCTCACAATTTTCACACCTGTGAACTAATTCACAGTTGTATTCACATTCGTGAAAGCCTGACAATGATTCTCCACAGTCACAATCACTTGTTCTGACATTTGGATAATCTGCACAGTCTTCGTGGTAATACCATGTTTCACCACATTCGTCATTTCCGTAGGAAATAGCACCATGTGGTAAACCAATGGTTTGGTTAGTAGTTGTCATTAGCATACTCCTCTGAGTTATCTGAATTAGTTCTGCGTAAATCTGCAAAATTAATTTGTATATTGAACGTTACCTCTGCCTTATAATTTGGGGCTGGGGTACGCATTACACAGTCGATAATATTGATAAAGCGTGGAAGTACTTGTACTTCATCACGCAAAGAATTAGCAATCAACGATTGCAATTCTTTATAATCAAACACGACTGATTGTGTTTGAATGTCAACGTGTACTTTTGGCATATTTAACCTCCTAACTTTACAAATGCCAACATTGATTCAACGTCGATTTGGACATTGTCCGAATCGGCGTTGTAGATACGAACTAGGTCACGTATGACTTTTTCGTATGTATCGCAAATACTTGTGTATTTGACGAAGTCATTATCGTCAAGTAATTCCATTTGAATTACATTGACGATTGCGTTACGCTTGTCGGCATATGTGCCGATAAGTGCTAACGTATTTCTGACATTAGACGTGTCACGTTCTGCACTTGCATAGCGTGGATCACAGTCATCAAATGATAATCTACTCATTTCAACCTCCTAACAGTTGTATTATACCATTTATCTAATTTTTCTAGTGTTCGCAGTATCCACGCTTGGATACTGAACACTAGATGTGTCGCCATAAGCGACATGAATAAGCAACCAATTAGTGGTATGTAATTATCCATGATAATTATCCCACTAAGCTAGAGACACACTTGTGTGTTTCTAGCTGATTAGTTGCAACTTTTGCATTGCAAAGGTTGCAAAGTTGACTCACTAAGTCGTCAACTAAGTTACCTGTTACGTATTCGTCGATTTGCCACATTTTTTACCTCCTAACATGTAGACAATTGCGATTACTTGAACCACACTAAAGTAATTAAATAATATTAATGTGGATTCTTTTTGTTCCCATACACCTGTGCAAGCAAACACAGCATAGACCACAAGGAGCTTGCGACTATGTGGATCTCTGGGTTTGTGTAGTCGTCGGCTTGCTGTCAAAGCGATTGTGCCAGTTGATGATAAAAATTGTTATGGGCATAGATACACAAGGAGCCTGCGACTATGTGTATCATGTTAGAAGAATTTTTGTTAGCAACAAACGATTGATTTGACAAGTAAACCTTAATGTACATATTTTATTGGAGCAAAGAGTTTGGAGCGGATAGTTGCTTACAGATATACGACCGCAGGGAGATATAGCTGTTGCACTTAGACGTGAACAAAACTTTGTGGAAATATAAATTGGACGTTAGGTTTACGTGTTTACCGACGATATGGTAGAACAATAGAAACACATTATTATTATTTTTACAAACCTGAATAGATACGAAGTATCTTGCAGCTTGCTGCATATATGGTAGGTTTGTTAGCGGACACAGCAGCTTGCTGCTTGCAACTTGTTGCATTATGTGTTCAAGAGACAGACACAAAAAAATAAAGCAAGGGGGTAGCGTAGGAGCTTGCGACACAGCTACAGAGAAGTGGCAGGCTGAATCGGTGGAGGACACGAAGTGTCTGGAGACGATTATAAGATGCCACGCCTCGATATAGAGACAATCCCCACACAATTTTTGCGAAAACCCAAACCTTTACATTAAAACCCCAATAAATATAAAGTTATTTAATATAATCAATACATATAAATTTATACCCCCTACAATAGGTATACCTTTAGTCCACCGTCCCCCTATAAGGGGGGGACGTTGGAGGACTAAATAGGCTTTAGTCGTCCACCCCTTTGGACTAAGTGGACTGGGGGACTAAACTTAAAAAAAAGGCAATAAATAAAGGCGAGGTGGCAATATGTTAAAAAAAGAACAACTGGACTTAATATTAGAATCCAGACGTAGTCAGGAGGACTTTAGTCCACTTAATGTGAAAACTGGACTAGAAGTAACACAGATAAAACCCCCTGATTGGTTATTACAAGATTTCATAATGGAAGGCGGATTCACCGTTCTTCACTCTGATGCTGGCGTAGGTAAAACGTTCCTGGCACTTGACTGGGCAAACACAATAGCTAATGGCTGGCAATGGTTTAGCAAGGAAAGCGTAAAATCCCCTGTTTTGTACGTACTTGCTGAAGGAGTGGGATTTCTCGGTGCTCGTGTTACCGCATGGAAGAATAAAAGGAACGCCACCTCGTATCCTCCCGTGCATTATTACACGAGTGCCGTCCCACTGTTTGCACCAGTAGGTAAGTTTCCTATGAGAGATCAAGTTGATTTCTTAGAACTTGTGGATAGGCTTGAACCTAAACTTGTGGTATTTGATACTTTACAGAGATGTACGGTAGGTGCTAACGAAAATTTACAACAAGATATGTCACAAGTCATTTCAATGATTGACACTATACGTCAAAACTATGGTGCTGCAATTTTGGCAGTTCATCATGATACAAAATCAGGTGAAGCTATGCGTGGTTCCAGCGTGCTAAAAGCTAGTGCTGATACCACCATACAGTTGACCAAAAAAGATGAGATTATTGAGATGACTTGTACTAAACAAAAAGATGCAGAGCCATTTAAAGATTGGAACTTAACATTATCCACAGAACCTAAATCAGGTTCAGCATTTTTCACTGCTTATCAGCAGGGAGTAAAAGTTAGAGATTATTCTCTCCTACGTGCACTTGCAGATGTTATTACAGTTAGAGGTGAACAGATTACAAATAAAACATGGCGTGATGCTGCAAACCTTGACGGTGGTAGGTTTGAGAGACCTAAAGCATCTCTTGTTAGAGAAGGACTTGTGGACCAAGCTGGTGAAGGTAGAGCTAAAACTTATACCATATCAAAAGAAGGTTGGGATATCTTAGAACAACAAAATATGTTGAACTCTAGTTTTAGACCTTTACCTGATAACATTAGAGAACAACAACAGTTAATGGAGGACGAGTAATGATTAAAAATATACTATTCTATATAAAAAATTTTTTGTTTCGTTACCACGAAACTCCTAAAGAGATACGTCCTTTCACTTGCTTTATGTGTCATAAGGATTTTGTATTTCCATTTACCAGTCAGGACTACATGGCTTGTAATGATTGCTGGAAAGAGTTAGGCGAAGATTAATAATCTGCTATAGTTTTTGATATGACAGCAGGTCGACCAAAAAGATCAGAAGCTGAATTATTACAAGACAGAGCTAAAGTCCAGGCACAGATATTTGGTGCTAACAATTCAGTATTTCAGTTTGAACAAGAAGAAATATATTTGCCACCACCTCCTGCAAAAAAAGGTACTTCCCTTTGGAAAGCATGGGCTATGGAGTGTTTCTTAGAGTGCATTAGATATGGATTAAATTATTCAGATGCTTGTAAGAAAATTGGTGTAACTAGGAAATGGTGGGAAGAAAACTCTCAACGCCACCCTGAATGGGCAGAAGAAGCTAAATCAATTCGTTCAGGTGAACATGTTAAAGATAGTTCTCCTGATTTATCTAATGTTTCTTTTCCAGAGTTTTGTGAATTATATTTTGGAGTTAAGTTTGCAGAGCATCAACATAGGATTGCTGATTCATTAGAAGACCCTATGGGTAGATTAGTTTTAGTTTTAGGTCACCCTGAGTCTGGTAAGTCCACATTATCATCATTGTGGTACCCAATATATCGTATGTGTAAGAATCCTGATATACGAATAGCTTTAGTTACTAAATCAGGTGATAAAGCACAAGATTTGTTAAATCGTATCAAAAGATACTTAACTGACCCTCATTTGTACAATGATTGTCCTAGAAACTTAATTAGAGACTTTAATGGGTTCAAACCTCAGCGACAAGACGGATTTGGCTGGTCTAGAGACCAGATAACTATACGTCAAAGAGAGTCTGGTGAGAGAGACCCTACCATACAAGCACTATCTGTAGGTAAACAGATATACGGTGCTAGATTAGATTTGCTTATTTTAGACGACGCATTGACATTAGAGAACCAACAAACAGATATTCGTAGGTCTAGGATTGATGAATGGTTTACCCAGGAGGCTCGTTCTAGGGCACAAAGAGGTCAAACACTGGTAAATGGTACTAGAGTTCACCCACTTGATAACTATGGACAATGGAAAGATAGCTGGGCAGACCATAAAATATTTAGATATGTAAAGATACCTGCGATATTAGATGAACATACAGAGAAAGAAAGACCTAGTTGGCATGAATATTGGTCCCTTGACGGTAAAGAGGAGTATGACCAAGCTACTGGTTCAGATGTATTTAGACCTGGACTCCGTGATATACGTTCTGAAATAGTAGCTAGAGACCCTATGAGGTGGAAACTTGTGTATCAACAAGAAGATGTACAACAAGTTGAATCAATATTTAGACAAGAGATGCTGGATAAAGCATTTGAATTAGGTGGATCAAGAAGTTTAGGACAGGTTTTCCCTGATGAAATATTAATACTAGGTGTTGACCCTGCTACTACAGGTAGAGCTGCGTCTGTATTATTAGCGTACAATCCAGAAACAGAGGTTAGGACAGTTGTGGATTTGTATGTAGGTCACCGATTAGGTGCGACTGGTATACGAAATAAACTGATGTATGAGTTCTGGGAGAAATACAATGACCATAGAATTGCTTTTACTGTTATAGAAACTAACTTTGCACCAACAATCTTAGGTGATGATACTCTAAAGAATCACGCTGAGTGGAGTGGAACTAGACTTGTGGACCATAGAACTACTGGACAAGGTAAAAGACGTGGTAACAAATGGGATAAAGATTTTGGTATAGGTTCTATGGCTACATTGTTCCATAGTGGACTAGTTTGCTTCCCTTCTGCTACTGTAGAAGATAAGGCAAAACTCGCACCATTGGTAGATGATATGCTAGTATTTCCATGGTCAAAAGTTCAAGACGCTTTAATTGCTTTTTGGGTAGCTAATGGCGAGTGTAACGGAAAAGGATTATTTCAGGTAGATATGGATAAAGTCGTAGCACGACGAAATATTCCTCCTATAATACAGGAGAGAATGTTTTTGAGGAATAGGTAATGTCAGATTATTACAATCTAGGTTCTAGTGTTGAATATACAAATATGGGTAAGGTCTATCGACCTAATAAATCTTTGTACGATAGACGTGATTTACTACTTGAAACCCACTCTGACTGGAAAGAAAGAATAGAAGAAATTACAGCAATCGTTAATGGCGATTGGCACATGATTTGGAGTAACTTAACTGCTACTGCTGAGGCACCTTCTGTAGCAAACATTATTGAACTAGGTATTCATCACTGGGCTTCATTAGGCGGAGCTGTGTTACCAGGAGTTAGAGTTCCTGTTCCTGTTAATCAAAATTTAAAAGGCGGAGAAAGGGCTGCTAGAAAAAGAGAAAGACGAGTTAAAGAACTCTGGAACAAATCAAACATCAATGAGTTAATGGCTCAATGGTGGGGTGACTATGCTGGAACTGGTTGTGCTTATGCTGGTATCTGGGCAGATTTCGATAAAGAAGAAAAAGATAGACACCCATACTTTCATAGAATTGATCCTCGATATGTTTACCCATTAAAGGATACAAAAGGAAATGTGGTCGAAGCACTAGTTGCACGTAGAGTATCTAAGGAAATACTTATAAAACAATACCCTGTTGCAAAAGGTGTTCTCGACCCAACTACAGATACCGTTGAAGAATGGTTCTGGTATTTCCCTGACAAGATTATGCACGTAGTTGCTGATATCTCTCCAAGAGGTAGAAAAAATAATCATGCAGTTGTGTTGACAGAAGAACCAAACCTGCTAGGAAAAGTTCCTATTGTTGAAATAGGAGTTCCTACATTTGACGGTGAGCGTAGAGGTATCTTTGACCAAACACGTCACATACTTAGAACAATGCACCGACTTATGACACTCACTATCACTTCATCTGAAGAAGAAGTATATCCTCCTGTTTTTGAATATGATGTTATGAACCCAGATGACTTTGGACCTGGTGCTGTTATTCACGGTAGAAGTCCTGAAGCTCGTATGGAACGTATGTCATCAAGAACACATTTTGATGCTAAAGATTTAATTTCAAGATTAGCTAGCGAAGCTAGAACACAGGCTTCATTTCCTGGACAACTTTCAGGTAATCCTGGTGCAAGTATTGTATCTGCAAAAGGTATTGAAGCATCTATGGGACAGATTGATGCACGACTTGCATTAGCTCATAAACAGTTTGAAAAATTCTTAGAGAAAGCTAGTCACATACTACTTGCTTTTGATGAGAACTATTGCGACGGTGAAAAGACATTACACGGCGATAGTCATGATCAAAAGAAAGCAGAAATATTTGTTCCTTCAAGAGACATTGCTGGACAGTATGATGTGAACGTACGATATGGTATCGGTGCTGGTACTGACCCTTCTAATAGAGAGATGAGACTTTCTATGAACTTGCAACAAGGTATGATTTCTAGAGAAACAGCTAGAGATGAAATGGATTTCTTAGATGACCCTGCAAGAGAAGAATTAAGAATTGTTAAACAAAAAGCTATTGATTCATTTATGAACGGTATTTATCAAAAAGCACAACAAGGCGATATTGCTGCAGCTGCTACTTTGATTGATGCTATGAAAAAAGAAGACACAGATATTAATGAACTTGTGTCTAAGGTAATTGAATCTATGCAGCAACCTGCTACACCTGAAATGCCTGGTATGCCTGGTATGCCTGGTCCTGGAGGTTTAGGAGGAGCACCTGATTTAGGAGCTTTACTAGGTGGCGGACAACCACCACCTCGTCCTGATTTACCTTCTTTAGGTGCATTAGGAGTAAATCTAGGAGGAGCATAATGGACGACACAATGAAAGAGTTTATTGGTATCGTCACCGAATCTTTAAGAGATGTTCATATTGCTACAAATAAATTAATAAGAGAAAACAGTACAGAAGTATTAGAAGCAGAATTAGATCCTTTGATTACTCCCTATGGAATTATTATTACAACAATGAAATTTATTATTGACGACGGAGAGGAGTTTTTTAATGGCACAGATAACTGATATGGGCGGTCTTCCTTATGGAGAAAAGACAGCAACAGAAAATATGGCTAAACAAGGAGGTGTTAGTTTAGGTTTAGCTGAAGGTAATGAACCTGGAACACCTACTCCTGTTCCTACACCTCAAAGAAGTCTTCCTACTACTAGAACACCTAAACCATTAAAGATAGGTAGAGGTTCTGATTTCATACTTAATGGACCACCAAAAGGAAATAATCCTTTAACTGGTCTAGGACAAACTGCTCGTTTGCTTTCAGAAGATGCACAAGCATATAAAGATTCAGTTACCAAAGCCAGAGACTTAATGGAAAATAGTACTATTCCTATGGTTAGACAACAGGCAGCTGAATATATTAAAAACGCTGCATACTTAAGGAGCATTCAGCGTGTCGAAATCGAATAACGAAGAAAACAAAATACCTAAAGAAGAAATAGAACAAGGGATTTATATTCCTAGTGCATATTATCCTGAACAAGAAAAAGAACATAAATATAGTCCTGAAAGTCAAATCTATGACATGAAAATGTTAGGTGTCTTAGATAAAGCAAAAGACTTACCTAACTATTATCCACCTCAAGAAAATAATTTTGATTTGTCATTATCTGGATATTATAAGTCTGTTGAACAGGCATTAACTTCTGATTTAGACCAAGCTAACTTTACTTGGACAATGGGTTTAAATAAACAACAACTTGATGAGTGGGCTAATTTAGATTCTAATTTTAAACAACAAGTTATAGATTTTGCTCATTCAAGAAAAGCAACTATAGAATTTGAAAACACTCAGAAAGATGCAGCAAAAAGAACAATACAAGGCGATATTGCAAAATTAATATTTGAAACATCAGTTACTGGATTTGGTTATGTACCACCTGAAGAAGTAACTCAAGAAAATAAAGATAGATTAGCTTATTTACAAAATGAAGATAATTTTAGAAAAGAAGTAGAAATTTTAACTCAGAAAAATATAGAAAATTATAATTTAGAAAATTACAATTTGTTTTCTCAATCAACAGAAAATCTTAATGTAACAAAACTAGCAGAATATAAAGAACAAGAATTAGGTTATGCAAAACACATACTTCCTATAGCAGCTGAAGTTGGTGATGTGATTTTAAGTGCTATAGGACCCAATAAAAAATTTGGTGACGTTAAAGATACTATTAAAAACTTACCTAACAAATATGGTTACGCAGAAAATACAGCTCAGGCAATCACTAATGGAATAGGAGCAGCTGGATTAACAGCTGTGTATACAGGATTTGGCGTAGTTTCTAGAACATTAACTGCAGCAGTTAACGCCATATCACCAGGAACAATAGCTGGTTGGGTTCATAATTTAGAAGAAAAAGAAGTTAGAGATTATAAACAAGCTGCTGGAGACCCTACTTCTGAAGCGTATGCAAGATTATCTTTGTATAGCTGGGAAGAAGTAAAACAAAATGCACCAGAGTTAGCACAAACTTATTTAGAGTTTGCTGACGGTGATGAGTTTAGAGCTGCTTCAATGTACATGGCAGCACACATGAATGCTGAACCACAACAGGCTTCATTTGTGAACAGTTACATTAACACTTTAAATCAAGAAAGATTAGATAACATACAAAGAATTTTGGATAGTAAAGATACTTTAGGCGAATTGTTAGTATCTGGATTTGGTGCATACTCAAAATATGCTGTAGGTACTTTAACAACTGGTGCTACATTATTAGCTTTTGATGAAGATGCAAAAGAGTTAGCTCTTAATGGTGACTGGTCAGGTTTAAAACAAGAAATTAAAAAAGCAGACTACAGACCTTCTTATGTTTTAGGTCTTGAAAATACTCTTGCTGGTAATGCTATGGACTTAACATTAAGTATTCTTGGTGATCCTTTGACTTGGTTATTAACTCCTGCAGTTACAAGCAGTACTTCAAAAGTATTAGGACAATTTGCAACTAAAGGTAGAGTTAATGCTTTTGTTAATCAAACTTGGTTAGGTAAACAAATTACAAAAGAAATGTTTGAAGTTGGAATTAAGTTTGAAAAAGGTGAAATAGGTATTCGTCAATACAATGCTTTGTTTAACGGATTTGATATTGAAACGCAATTTAAATTTAGAAACATAATAAAAGAATCTGTGAAAAATGGAGATAAGACTCCACCACAAATGTTTAAAGCTGTTCTTAATGAAGCCATGTTATCTGGTCAAGAACCATTGAAAGCATATAACACATTAGGAAGTTTGTTAATGGGTAGAACATTTAGAAATGTTACTACTTCGCTATTTGGTAAATCAATGGGCTTACCAAAGAAACTAGATAAGTTTAAACAATTTAATACTGCATATAGTAACTTAAAACAATTATCAACTACAAGTCCTTCTTTCTTGCAAGATGCTTCAGATTTAGTAGCAAGAATTATTGGTGCAACTGTAGATGATTTTGATGAACAATTAAAATTATACGATAATTGGTTTCAAGCAACTTATGATGATTTTTCAAATGTTTCAACTAAAGGTACTGCAGCAAACTTAGATGAAATAAATAAAGTACAAAAACAAATTGCTGTTACTTCAGATTACATAGCTTATTTAGAAGGATTATCTGGATACAAAGTTAGAAACGTAGTTCGTGGTAATAATGTTACTGCAACTAAAACTTCTATTAACAGAGTAGAAGCATTAGATGAAGCACAGAAAATAACTTCTCAACAGAAAACATATCAAAGTGTTATTAAAACTTTAGACAATAAAATTGATGAAACTAATAAAAGTATTAAAAGAGCTAAAGAAGTTCAAAAAGAATTAAAAAGCAGAGGAGATAAATTATCTAAATCTGAGCAAAGAACATTAGATGCTCAAGCTGATATTATTGCTAAACAATCTGAAAAACTTGGAAAACTTAATAAACAAAAAGCTGCACAGCAAACTAAGATTGATGACTTGTCAAAAGAAATACCAGCAGGTGCTGAAATTGTCGAACAAGAAGCTGTTCTTTTTGAAGGTGTATTTAACTCAAAATCTTTATCTAATAAATTAAAAGCACTTAACGAACAAATAAAAACTGTTAAAGCAAGTGCAGCTAAAACTAAAAAAAGATTAGGTGGAGATGTTGCAAGTGCTGAAAAATATTTAGCTAAGTTACGAAATGAGTTATCAGAAATAGAATTAAAATTTAACGCTCAGAAAAAAGTTGGCAATGTTAATAAAGAATTAAAAAATGCTTTAGAAATGAAAACTAAGCAAGTTGATGCTGCAGCTAAAAAAGTAGATGAAGCTAGAGATATTGCTAGAAGTAATTCTGAAGCTGTTGAAACAGAAAGATTATTAATAAAATATCAAGATGAAATAGATCGTATTAAAGCAATTCAAAAAAGAAAAACAACTCCTGTGGAAACTACACCAGAAGGTCAACAAATTGTTAGATTAGACCCTGACTTAAGCACTACTGGTTTACAAGAAATATTTAATCCAGAGACTGGAAGAATATTTAAAGAAATGTTAGACGAGGGTAAAAACCTTAGTGATGATGTGTTAAATAAATCTTATGAAAAATTATTAGAAAGAGTTAAAAAAATAGATGACAAAACTGCTGAATTGTATAGCGGTTTAATGACATCTAAAAAAAATGTTACTAAAGAGTTATTTAAGACAATTAGAAAAGAACATAAGTTAGCTAGACGAATAGCACAAATGCAAATTAGAAAATTGCAATCTTTACAAAAAGCATCACCTCAAAATGCAATTATGAATATGGTTCATGACTTATATGCTGATTTAGCAGTTAGAGCAGGTTGGGCAAAAAATCCAAAATGGCAAGCAACTTATATTGTTAGAAATGACAAAGGTAAATTTGTTACCGCTACTCAAGCACAAATTAATGCTGGTAAAGCAATAGAAATACCAGCAGTTGTAGAGTTAGTTGGAAAAAATAAATACAAAGTTAATTGGGACATACTTAGATTTCATATGAGATATGACTCAGATATTACTGATGTAGGTGAAGCATTACTTAAAGCAGGAAGAATAGGAGTTATAGAAACTAAACCATTAAAAGCTGAAATTGTTGGTGGAAAATTAAAGTATGGAAAAAGAACTTATCTTGGAGATCAATTTAATGAAATAAAAGAGTTTCAAGACTTTCATAATGTTTTAGATACTGCATCAAGAATACTTAAATCACATAATCAAGTTGTTACAGCAGAACTTCCTATCAGTCCTATAGAGTTTGTGTTAGCTAATCAAGCTGCTAACGGTGGTAAAGTATCTCAATATTTAAGAGTTATAGAAGCTAATAATATATATAGAAAAGCTCAGTGGTTTAATAACTTGTGGGTGTTAGATAAAATTGCAAAACCTTCTACTGCAGTAGTTTCCAACGCAGATGAACTAATGTTTTTTAATTCATTTGGAAATTGGAAAAATTATTTTAAACAATCATATCAAAGCAAAATAGACAACATAACTTTAAGAAGATTTAACAAAGTTGTAGAAAATGGAAAATTAGCTAAAGGTAAAGTATCGCCAGAACTAATTAAAAAATATGAAGGTTATGTTCAAAAACAATTAGACAATATACAAAAACTTCCTGGACTTCTTCAACAAAGAGGTTTATGGGCAGAATCTAAATTTAATGATTCTTATACAATTTTAACTAATGGTGATAAAGGTTATTACGATTACATGATTAGTTATGTTAATGGTTTGTTAAACGATTATGGTTTTCAATTATATTCAACTGGAAATAAAAAAGCATTTGCAAATTGGTTTGCTACTGCTGATGCAAATTATATTAGAGGTAACGCAATTCTTGATACGTTAGGAAATAATCAATTTTATTCATACACCAATATGACTGCTGATAAAGCATGGGAAATGTATGACGGTTTAAAACATTTATATACTCTTAATTTAAAAGGTTCTTCTGCTGATGAAGTTTGGGACGCATTAAAAACTGCAGCTTCAACTAGAGGTTCTGGTGGAAATCCTAACGCTTTACCAAAAGTATCTACTATGACAAAATTACAAGTTCCTGGAATTAAAGGGAGAAGCGGTAGTGCTGTGGGTAAAAAGTTATTTGGTAAAGATCAACCAATGTTAGAAAGTTTATTTGCTGACCCTGCAAGATTTAGAACAGGATTAATTTCTAGTTCAGCACAACAAAAGAAAGAAGCACAGCTTATAAGTTTATTTGAAAGTCAAGGTAAAAAAATTATTAACAGAGCTGAGTTAGACAAAGTAAAATCACAAGCATCTGCAATAGACCCTATTTATCAAACTGATATGTATGGTGCATCTTATTTTGATTATGATTTATTTAGACAAGGATACGTTACTGAAGATTACATAAAAGCTATAGCTAATAGAGCAGGCATAAAAGATGTAGATAATTATATGCTTAACTATCATTTAACAAGTCCATTAGGTAGAACAGCTAGACAAGTATTTCCATTTGGTAAACCTTGGTTAGATTTCACTAAACGATATATAACTGATTTAGCAAAAAGAGCTCAAATAAGAGGATTGTATGTATCTGAAGAAAGTAATGTATTTACTCGTGGTTTATATAACATGGCAAGTTTGTCTCCTAACTTAAGAAGGGGTGCATATATTTCTCGTGTTGCTAATGCAGATTTAAGTACTAGTGAAGTAGATTTTGAACCATTTGTTTTCTTACCTAATGGTGATAACTTTTTCTGGGTTTCTGTACCAGGATTTGGACTTATACCAGCATTAGCGTTAGGTGCAATTATGGAAACAACTGATAATGAAAATTATAAAAAAATAATAGACACTGTTTTTCCTTATACTGTGTTTGCACCAACTGATTATGATTGGAAGAAAAATCCAATAAATACATTAACTCAATTTGGAGTTGGTGGTGGAATGTTAAATTATATAGGAAAAAATGTAAGAATTGGTTCTGGTCTAACCTATAACAATTATTCAGGAAATGAAAGCAGACCATTTAGTGACTCAATAGGATTGTCTGCAATACAAAAAGACCAAAGATCAACTTTTTATCAAAACTTAGATTTAGTGTTAGCTCAAATTGGAAACGTTGATACTAGTGCAGATGCTTTAGATATGATTATTAGCTACGCTGCAAATGCTGAAATTGAGTCATTACTTAAAGAGTTTAGTGAAAGTGCTGTGCGTTATGTCATACCTGCTCGTGTAAACATTGGTGCTAATTATTTAGACACTGCTGATGACTGGATAGATTATTTTAAAGGTGCAGGTTTATTAGAAGACATACTTGACCCAGATGTGTATGAAGCACTAGAGAAAAACCCTAATGCTGATGAACCTAAAGAACAAGCAATACAAGAATTACGAAATTATTGGTATACAAAATCTAGTGACGCTGAAAAAATATTATTAGGATTACAAGACCCTAGAGTATATATTTTGACACAAGCTGGTTATGAAGTAACTAGAGAAGGTGTGCAAGAATTATCTAAAGCTGAAGGTGGTAAATACACTGTAGGTCAAGTATTCAGACCATACTTAGCTAGTGACCCAGATACATTAGAACGCTACGAAGAATATGTTAGAAAAGGTTGGATTGCACCTAGAAGTGGTGAAGACATCTTAGGATATACTTTATACAAATCTTTTGATGTACGATTGCAAGCAGTTAAATTAATTAAAGAAGAAGCTGCTAATTTACTTAACGAAGGTAGATTATCACAGATACCTGGTGCTCTTGATGTCTTTGGACCATTTCAAGAACAATACACTGAAGATTACACTGAGTATTGGTCATCAAGTGCTAAACAAGGTTTTGCTTTAGTAAGCACTGATTTAACAGTTACTTCTGATACTTCAGATGAGTTTTTAAAATCTTATTACTTATTAGCAGATTTTTCTGAACCAACTCAAGAAATTATAAAATTATTAGGATTAGATACATTGTTTAAAAATGGACAAGTACAAGGAAACGCATTAAACAATGCTTTAATTCAAGAAAAACTAAATATTGTAAATAACAAATCTTATATTTTTACTGCACCTTATCAAGAAACTTATACCAACAATCCAAACATAAGTTTCACAATATGGAGACAAAATCAAAATGCCTGGATTAATGGTGGCGGTATGGACGATTATGATATGGTTGATAAATCAAGATATCAATCAATTTTAGATCAATTAGATATTTTATATTCTATGTCTAATGATGAAGACTTTGGAGTGCAACACCCTAAATTCTTAGAATTAAGAGAAGATACTGCAAGAGCATTTATGGACTTTGCTTTTGAGTGGGGTAGCTACTATAACCCAAACGACACAAACTTACAGTCCTGGAATAATCAATGGAAAGATAACATTGAATCTTGGGCAGGACCATTAGAGTGGAGAGCACCATTACCTCCAACTGCTAAAGATTTTGATGAACCAGATATATTTTCTTTTGATGTTAAAGGTCCAGACGGAAATATGATTGACTTTCAATTTAACGTGTTAAGTGCTGATTTACCTAGAAATGCTAGAACAATGAACGTATCACCACTAGACGTTGTTGACGGTGACACTATCACTATTGACAAATTTAAACCTGTACCTTTGAGATTAAGAGTTATTGGAATTATGGCTAATGAGTTGAATCACCCTAACGAAGATATTGCATCAGAAGCATTGAGACAACAAATATTTTTAGAAGAACTTGTAGATATTTCAAGCGATAGACTTTACTATGTTCCAGATGTTAGATTTGGAAATGATGCAGGTAAAGATAGTTATGGTAGAGAGTTAGGCTGGTTATTTGTGGAAGGTGGAATAGACGGCAATATGCCAGCAGGTACAGGACAATATATTTATTTTGAAGAACACTTTCAACCTACAGATAGATATTATCGTAGAGGTGATGAGCTAGGACCTTTTAGTGATATAATAGTCCCAGATTACAATGAATGGGACTCAAAAACTGAAAGATATATTTTAAACGAGGATTAAATGGTAGATTTAAATTACGACGTTTACGACGGACAGAGTCAAGTAGTTCCAGATGACGTACTTGTTGCGTATGCTGAACAATATTTTGCTGATTATATTGGAACTAAAGTTAACGTTGAAGGACAAGAGTATGACTTTTTGCCATATTTGTTGTCAATATTAGATACAGAATCAAATAAAAATTTATATGTTGCTTCTAATGTAGATAGCAATAATGACGGAATATTTGAAGCATCTTTTGGTTTGTTTCAAATTAATTGGGAAAATGAAAGCGGAACCTTAGCACACGCTAACACAATCATTGACAAAATGATTAGAGACGGTGTCATTAGTCAAGGTGAAAAAGGAAGTTATTTAAATAACATATCTCAACTTTCATCTGAACAAGTAAACACAGTAGTTCAATATATGTCAAATATTGAAGTACAGTTTGAAATTGCTTCTCAAATTTATAAAAATAGAAAAAGTAGAACAACAAATAATGGTGACTTTGAAGATTGGGGTGCAAGATTATCTTCTAATACTGCTGCACAATACGATAAAAATTTAAATTCAGTTACAACAATTTTGTCTCAATCACCTGCAGACCGACAACAATCTCGTGCTAACTTTACAGCAAAACCTTTAACATTTAAAGAATCTTTAGCAACTAGCACATTTGATGATCCAAATGCAGTTCAAGCACCTACAGCTGGAACAGACGGCGGTGCACTTCCTATTGATGAACAAATACAATGGATATATAATAATACTGTTGCACCGTTATTTAATCCTGCTAATGGTGTTGATGATTTCCAATTACAACAATTTAATGACACTTATTATCAAGGTTCACTAGGTGATAAAGAATTAACTGATTTAATTAACACTGGTATTCCACCAGCTACAGGCTTAAACACTAACGCTGTGTTAGGGCAGTATGGTAGATTAGCTGGTAATTCTTCATATAGAAATCCATTTTTATTAAGTAGTCAATTAAGTGCACCTACAATAGCAAATGCAATACTTGGTGAAATATATTCTTTGTATAAAAAATCTGCAAATGCAAATGGTATTTTAGATGCAGATTATTTAGCTACAGCATTTTTAACTCCATTAATACCAAATATGTTGAGAGGTATTCAAAGTTATCTAGACCCTAATGGAAACATACAACCTGGATACACTGTTAGAGATATTGTTTTAGATGTTTCTAACTTAGCAGCAAGAGATTGGCAGTTCGGTGTTTTACCAGATTATGCTAATCCAGACCAACAATACGATAGAAATCAACTTAAAAATACTGCAACAGGTATGGTTACACAACTATTGATAGATGATAATCCACAGTTTGTGAATAAAGTAACAGCAGATTATGTTGATTATATGATTGCTAATCCTGGTTCAAAAACAGATTTTAATTCTTATGTATATAATTCAATTAAGAATACTGCAAGATATAAAATGCTTTATAAAAATAAACCTTTAGCTATGACTGAACAACAATACCTTGGTGTTTATACTAATGCTACACAAATGGCAAGTCCTGCTGAACAAGGAAAACTCATTACCGCACAAGCAGCAGCAGGTGGTACAGCAGAAACAGCAGGTATTGCAGCACAGTTTAGTGAAAGTGGAAGCAGAACTAATAAATTTATAAACTCAATAGAGCAATCAGCAGAAGCATTGAATAAACTGTTTAGGAAAGGTTAGTAATGGTATTTAAACCTCGGTTTGATGATATAGGTTTTGGTGAAGACCCTGAAGTAGAAAAACAAATACAAGAGCAAGTTGCTAGAAAACGAGCACAAGCTGCTGGTGTAGATGATAGACCAGCACCTGATGCTGAAGAACAAGAATATTTAGATGCTCAAGAAAAAGCTAAAAAAGAGGCTGAAGCAGCTGCTAAAAAAGCTGCTGAAGATGAAAAAATTAGAAAAGCGTATGAAGCTAGGATAGCTGCTGAAGAAAAAGCTAGAAAAGAAGCTGAACAATATCCTAAAACTTTATATAACGATAGAGGTGAAGATGTAATTGTTAATAATAAAGACGAAGAAAGTTCTGCTAGACGTAGAGGTTTTAATTTAGATTCTAAACCTGATGCTCCACCAGCAGGTGGTGCTGGAGGAGCTGAACAACCACCTGGTGGTCCTACTTCTCAACCTAATATACCTCCACCAACATATCCTGGTTATCCAAAAGTTAAATACGATAAAGACGGACGTACCGTTATTGTTAACAATCCTAACGAGGAAGCACAAGCTGTAGCAAAAGGTTACACTTATGATCAAGTTCCTGCACCTGCTCCTCCTACTCCTACTCCTGTAACATTAACTAAAACATTATTTAAAAGAGACCCAGACGGAACTTTACAATTTTTTGATGTAACTTATTTACAAGGTCAAGATGACACTTGGAAAGCATACTTAAATCAGGGTTGGTTTGAACAAGACCCTGGTGTAGCAGAAGCACCATTTGAACCTGTTGAATATAATCAAGGTGGAACTTGGTATAAGATATCTGGATATCCTGGTGTCACTGGTGACACTTATGCAATAGAATATGAATTAGCTTCTGGTAGAAAGATATATTATTTAGCATCTAAATCAGAGTTAGATTCTATATTTGGTGACGGTGCTAAACCTTCTCAAGTTACAAATGTTAACTGGGCTGATTTTAAATCTAATAATGAAAGATTTTTTGGTGGTGCAGCTGCTGAAATTATTGGAACTAATGATAACTTTGCAACAAGAGTAACTAGAGTTATTGAATCTGGTGGAACCAATGAACTACCTTTACCTGACTTTGTGAAAAATAATCAAGATTTATTAGATATATTCTTTTTAGCTGTAGCTGAAGGTAAGTCTCAAACTTGGCTACTCAAAGAAATGAGTAAAGTACAAGCATTTAAAGATGAGTTTCCTGGCATAGATACCATATATGCACAAACTCAAAACTGGGAAGAAGCTGTTAATACTTGGAATCAATTTAGTTCAGAAGTAGTTAAATTAAATACTAGATATGGAGAAACTGTAGATGTATCTGACTTAGTTTCAGCAGCAGTTACAAAAGGTTACACCATACAAGATATACAAAAGACTTATGAAATATTCGAGAATGCAGAAAGAAACTCTGATTTCTTAACTGCGTTTCAAGAAATTATAAATGCAGATAGTGATGTTCAGTTTGATGTAACTACACCACAAGGTATTGTTGATTTCTTTGAAGGTAAAGCACCTACAGAAATTTATGATCTCTATGAAGCAAGTTCAATACAACAACAAGCAACACGATTTGATTTAGGTGTTGATGCTGAAGGTGCAATTCAATTAGCATTGCAAACTCCTGGACAAATTACAACACAAAATATTGCACAAAGTTTACAACAAGCAGCAATTCAAATTGCAAGATTTAGAGAAGATATAGATATGGGAAGATATGGTTTAAGTGAACAAGTATTGATTAATTCAGCACTAGGAGTCAAAACACCAGGAGTTTCTGAAATACAAATACAAGATATTTTTTCAAGGATATATCAAGAGAACCAAGCACTACAAAATAAACAAGAACTGATATTGAATGAACAAGCATCACCATTTAGAGGAAGACGAGACATTAGGTCCGTATAAGATAACTTTATATTTCTTGAAATTAATTCTTGAATACCTACATCTTTTGATATTTCCTGTATATAATAGGATTGTTAAGTTAGTACTCGAACAACTTAACCTTAGAAATCAGCTTCGAGTTATTAGAAAAAACAAGTAAATAAACCACTCGAACCCTCTAAGAGTGCGTAGGTCATAAGAGGAGTATTAATGACATATAATAACGAAGGAAGTGAGGCTGATTTGTCAGAAGAATCAATCCCAAATTTAAGAGAAGCTTTAAAAGCATCTCAAGAAAAGACAAAAGAACTAGAAAATCAATTTGCTGAAGTAAGTGCTCAATTAAAGCAATTCCAAGCAAAAGATGCTTTTAGGTCTAATGGCTTTGCAGAAACTCATGCTGATCTTTTTGTGAAAGCTAATCCTGATGCAGAAATAACTCCTGAAGCAATTCAAGAGTTTGTTACTGCTTATGATTTGAAACCACAACCAAAGACTCAGGCTAGTAATCAAGGTATGAAAGAATTGTCTGGTGTAGCACAGAAACCGTCTGACAGTATAGGTCAAATGGGGACTGCTGAAACAGCACAAATGACAAAGACAGAATACAAAAAATTACTTGCTAGTGACCCTACGGCTGCTCATGAAGCTCTGGTACAAGGTCGTGTTCAACTAAGGGAAGATAACATTCTTGGCAACAGTCGATAAGTAATAGAAAATGATATTAAAAGGAGAGTGAGCAATGGCAGACTTTACAAGTAATCCAACGAATACCACGTCCTATAATGATACAGTTTATGCTGCAATCATTAACGACGATATTCTTGATGCTTTACAAGCAGCAGTTGTGACTCCACCACTTTTAAGTCAATTCGACCTTAGTGGACAGCCTTCCAAAGCTGTCGACATACCAATAGCTGACGCTGCTTCAGCAGCCGCTGTATCTGAAGGAAGTGAATTGAGCAACACTCAATTAACAACTTCTAAAGTTACATTGACTGCATCTGAAGTTGGTATCATGGCAACTATCACAGACGTGTTAGATGTATCATCTATCGCCACATCAAGAGGAGCTCAAATGAGACAACTCGGAAATGCTATGGCACAAAAATTAGATGTTGACATCTGTGCATTGTTCTCAGGTTTTTCCAACAGTGTTGGATCAACTGGAGCAGACTTAAGTCTTGCAAACGTCTTTGATGCAATCTACGGATTAGAGAGCAACAATGCTCCAGGTCCATACGTTGCTGTGTTACACCCACGTCAAATAGCAGACCTTAGAACAGCTATTAACGCCGCTTCAGGTGCTGTATTCACTGGACAAGGAGTTAGAGCAGGCTCTAACGAACTTGGAACAGTTGAAGATGCAGGATATTTTGGAACATTTATGAACATTGATTTCTATCAATCCACAAATGTACCTACTGCAAATACAGGAGCTGACAGAGCAGGTGCAGTATTCTCTAAAGATTACGCACTCGGTATGGTTAAAAAATGGTCCTCCAAAACAGAAATCATGCGTTGGGCTCCAATTCGTGGTTTTGTTGTCGTAGTTTCATCTATGTACGGTGTTGGAGAGATAATTGACGGTGCTGGACAAGCAGTTGTAACAGACGCTTAATAGAAGCCTGGGTAGGCAGGGTAATTTTTTGTGGTGTGTTCCTACCAACACACACCACGAGGAGAGTTATGGCTACAAAAAAAGAAGTTGAACCTAAAGCTGAAGTAACAGCAGAAAAAAAAGATAAGCCTTATTTATTTCAAGGCGTAGAGCTTAAGTTTAATGAACAAGGTAAATACGACACTGGTCGTAAAGTACCTTTTAAAAACATGAAGACAATTAAAGCATTACAAGTTGATGCTGACGGTCAGTTGACTGGTAACGTCGTTCAACTACCTTGGGAACTCACTGTGAATAATGGCGTAGCAGGTGATGAAAGTGATCAAATCGGTTTAAAGAAATATGAAAGAAAAGGTTTTGTTTTATTAATTGATGAAGCAGGTGAACCAATTTATTCTACTCTATGGGACGAATGGTCAAAGTATGATGCTGCTTACGATAAGAAAATTAGAAACAGATTCAGAGGAGAACCAGGTAAATTTGGTATGAACGCTACAACAAGTGCTTCATTTACAAATGTCTAAGAAAAAAAAATCACAAGAACCTAAAGATGCTTCTAAATTAATGGAAGACTCTTTTGGTTTAGATAAACATATCAAACCAAAAGCAAGTGATCTAGGAGATGAAGATTTAGGTAACGGAACTTTTGCTAAAAAAGTAAGAATTGAAAGAAATGCTAAGGGTGACATAGTCAACTTAAAAGACTTTGATTCACCCTTAACTGCTTTTGAAGAAAAAGTTGCACAAGATGTTTATAAGAAAATAGTCGAACAACCACCAGTTGTAAAGAAACCTAAAACAGAAAGAGGTATGGTTATTCACATGCTGGCTAAAAGATTGTTTGATGATTATGTCAGTAACATTAAAAATCAAAGCAGACCTAATCCACTAAGAGACGGAATACCTGGTTGTGGTTGTGGGAAAAGTAATATTGGTTGTGTTAATATATGTCCAGATGACAAAATAAAAGGTAGAATATATGACGGGTCACCACAAACGGTCTATGATTGGCTAGTAGCAATGGTGAAAAACAGAGCAAATATTTATGATAGTAGGAATAAACGATAAATGGCAACGCAAGCAGTAGTTAGACAGAGGGTTAAAGATTATCTTTACGGAAGTAATTATAATAATAGACCATATGAGGATTTACTCGATAACAGTGGGAACGTTGGTGCTGGGGACGGTACTATCACTGTGGCTAATATGGCTAACTGGGGAGTCGGAGATATACTTGAGTTCAATACAACTGGTGAGCAATGTCTTATTACTTCTAAACAAAGCCATTTACACATTAGTAGAGGATATAACGGCACTACTGCTGCAAGTGTTACAGACGCAACCTTAGTCACTAAAAACCCTAAATTTACAATTTCTAAAATAGATAATGGTATATCAGCTATTGTTGATGAACTTTATCCAGAAGTCTATGTTTTTGCTACTGGTTCTGGAACTATCAGTAATACAAATTGGTATTATGCTTTATCTGATACTGGACTTAAAGAAGTATTGTCTGTGTATTATCCACGCACAGCTTCTATGGGAAACAATGAACCAGCAACTATTAATACTTGGAAGATGAACAATCATATGAACACTACACCATTTTCTCAAGGTATAGGTTTAACAATGTGGGATTATGGTGAATTAAAAAATGGCGATACTTTTTATTACACATTCAAAAAAGAAATAGCAGACGTAACAGATTTGTATGACAGACAAGTTGAGTTAGTTGTTTTAGGTGCAGTATTCAAACTTATGGGATCAACTGTTCCACCAAGTACTACAGATACTAAAGACACAAGACAAGTAACTCAACCTGGACAAGAGAGTTCTGATTCAAGGTGGTTCTTGAGTGAATATATGCGTTCTCGTAAAGAAGAAAACATGAGACTCAAAGAAGAAGAAAGGTTTACAGTCACAAGTCGACAAACTAGGCGACAAAGGACTTATCGTGATTGACGGTTATTTCCATGTACAAATTGGAGATTACAAGTACAGACTAGCTAATAATGCTACAGACGCACATTACACTGCTAAGCTAGTTGCACTTAATGCTAGTAACGCACAAGTTACACAATCCTCTGACCAACAGCTAGATTTAAATCCTGATTCATTAATTTGGGAAAGTACTGATTGGTCTGGTGGTGAAGGTTTAAAAAAATGGAGTCAGCAAAAAGGAACTATGTATGACCTTAGTTATAAGATAGATGCTTTACATACTCCAGGAAGTATTAGATTAGCTAAAGATGTTGAAGCTAGTGGTATTACTCAAAAAGGAACATTAGTTAAAGCTAATGACAAACTAGTATTTTTTTCTCATGAGGACGATACCTATTCTGTGTATTCAGGAAACTTAGCTAATACTACTTGGACATCAAACGATACAACTGCTTTATTAGATACAGACTATTTTGCAGTTAGAGGTGACGGTGACGGAAAGTATGCTTATGTACCTCAAGGAAATGCAAATGACATTTATAGATTTGCTATTGATGATGACTACACTGTAGCTGCTACAGAGACATTATGGCAAGATGAAGACCAATCAGCAGTATTTGATAGACCATTAGTAAAAGTAGGGAACAAATTAATTACTGTTCATTTAGAAACAGATACCTTAACAGTAATTGAATACAATGTTGCATCTGGTGCTTTAGCTGGTAAAACTACAATTTTTCAAACCAATGTATCTACATTAGATTCATTTAGCAATCAAGGAATAATTACTAAAGGTGATGACGAAGCATTTGTTTGTGTAAGAACTAAACAAGGTGAAAGTGTTTTATTTAGAATAAGACCTACTTCTGCATTAGGTACAGGTTATGGTGTTGAAGTTGGAAGACTTTCTGGTTTTAGTGTTGACTGTATTTGGTATGCTGCTGGTGTTTTATTTATGGGTGGAACTTCTACTACAACTGGTGTAGGTGAAAGAGTAATTTATTATGCTAAAGGTACAGAATTAGGTTCATTTGGTTTATTAAGACAAGATGAAGATTTTACAGACGGTAAATTAGTTTTATCTACAGATGCTACTCGTATGGATAGAACTTTCTTTTTAGCACCTACTGGTTCTGCTGCTGATACCTGGACATTGTTTACTATAGACTTGTTAACAGGAGCTGTGTTTGGTGGTCCAGAGTTTACTTCTGTAGATGAACCAAACAGCGTTGTAGACTTTTTAGGCAGAGTATTTATAACACAAGATAGAACTGCTAGCTCAAGTGGTTCTTATAGAGTTGCAGACACTTATGCTTCTACTGGAGAATTAATTACTGCTGTACATGATTTTCAAGTAGCTGATGAGAAAACATTATTATCTATTAGATTATCTACTGAACCATTACCAGCTAATACTTCTGTAGAAGTATTGTATCAAAAAGATCAAAATGGTACATGGACTTCTGCTGGTACTGCTTACTCTACAACTGGTGGTACTAATCAAACTTATGAAATATCTACTAATGCTTCTTCTATAAAATTTAATAACCTTCAGTTAAAAATTAAATTAAATACTACAGATAGTTCTGTAACTCCTGTTGTTAGAGCAGTATCTGTAAGAGCTACTCCTTCTGAATATGTTAAAGAGTGGGATTTAGTTTTAGATGTAACTGATGAAGATGCTAACGCACAAGGTCAATCTTATAGTGGTGCTACTTTAATTGACAACATACAGTCTGAAGCTGATTCAGAAAATGTTATTCAGTTTCTTAATGGTTATGAAAGTAGTGATGCTGGTTCTTTTGACACCTATCAAGCAATTATTAAACAATATGGTATTCAATTAACTTCTCCAGGAGAAGGAACAATTATAGTAAGATTAAGACAGGTACATTAATTATGGTATGGTATACAAAGACTGGTAGAAGATATAAAGGACCTACTCACAAGATGAATGGTGAGACACATAGTGGTGCTAAACATTCTGCTAGATCACAAAAATTATATAAAACAAGAAGGACAAGTAGATAATGGCAGGTAGACGAGTATCTTGGGAATGGGGTGGCAAAACTCATTACGGAACTCTTATTCCTAGTAGAGAAACTAAGACAGCAAGATTTGCTAGAACAGCAAATGGTAAGATTAAAAGATTACCTAAAAGGAAATAACTATGTCACACGCAGCTAGAAAAAAATCTTTAATTAAAAAACATAATCTTAGTGGTGTGAATAAACCAAAAAGAACTCCTAGTCACCCTAAGAAATCTCATATGGTTTTAGCAGAAGAAGGACACAATTTAAAGTTAATTAGATTTGGACAACAAGGTGTATCTGGTGCAGGTAAAAATCCTAAGTCAGATAAAGAGAAAGCTAGAAGAAAAAGTTTTAAAGCTAGACATGCAAAAAATATTAGAAAAGGAAAGATGTCAGCAGCTTATTGGGCAGATAAGGTTAAGTGGTAATGGCTTATCAACAAATATCTGATTTCTTTGATCTAAGACCAGCTAAAGATGTAACCTTTGACGTTACTAGAAGTTTAAGTTTTTTTAAAGAATCTGGTGCAGCAAATCCAATACCTTTGATAGCTTTAGATAATCAGACTATACTTCCATTTATAATTGAAAATGGAGATTCAAGTAATATTAAAACAAGGGCAGGATAATTATGGCAGATAAAGTACCAGTAAAAGCAACGTTTGATGCAAATGGTGATGCAGACGGTTTAGCAGAATTTCAGGCATCTGAAACTGTGGGTTATAGCCACGGTGGAACAGGTCTTTCTTCATTAGGAACTGCTGGACAAGTAATTAAAGTTAATGCTGGTGCAGACGGACTAGAGTGGGGAACCATTGCTGGTGACATTGAAGAAATAGTTACATCAGCTACTTCTGGTTTATCTGGTGGTGCAGCTTCTGGAACTGTGACAATTATAATTGAACCTTCAAATGCTACCACTGCTACAGTTAACGGATCAGATATAGTTTTGATTGGTGACGCAGATGATAGTAACAATTTAAAAAGAACTACAGCACAAGATATTGCTAATTTAGCACCTGCTGGAGCTACAGTTGGACTAATATTGGCATTAGGATAAAGGAAATAAATGGCTGAAACATATAAAAACGCATACTTAGATGTAACTTCATCTGCACAAACCATATACACTAATTCAAGTGGTGGAACAGGTATTGTTGTAACTTTAAGAATTACAAATGTGGACGGAGCTACTGACGATACAATTACTGCTGATGTTATTGACGGAACTTCTGGTAATGCAAGAATTGCATATACAATTTCTGTTCCAGCAGATAGCACGATTGAGTTAGCAGGAACTTCTAAAATATTTTTAGAAAATGGCGATAAGATTGATTTGACTGGTGGTAATGCGTCAGGCGATTTGGAAGCATTTGCAAGTATTTTAGAAATAACCTAAAGGAGTTCAAATGCCTTATGGTTATCTAGGACAAAATCAACCTAATCAAACTGTATCTAATAGTGGTGTCTTTTCTATTACTGATGTAGCTGAACTTCAATCACAAGGAAAACTTGGTGGAAGTTTAGAACTTATTGAGGAACAAACTGCAAGTACAAGTGCAACTTTAGATTTTACAAATTTAGGAAATTATGATGTTCATTTTATGACTTTCAATAATTTTCAAGCTGATACAACAACTAGTGCAGGTGTTTATGGTAGATTATCAAACAATGGTGGTAGTTCATATATTTCAACATCAAATTATCAAAGGGCATTTTTTAGAATTAGCACAGCTGGTGCAACAGGGGAAATAAGAAGTACAACTGAAACAGAATTTGATAGTTTCTTTTCTATTGATAGTGATTATCCAAGTAGTCAAGGATATGCTTACTTTTACAATTTATTGAACAGTTCAAAATATTCTTTTGTTACTTTTCAAAGCTGGAATAGTGTTACACCTTGGACTTATTTTGGTGGTTTTGTTTTACCAGTTGCTGAAACACATAATGCATTAAGAATTTTTCCAAGTGTAAATAATTTTTTAACAGGAACTGCAAAACTCTATGGAGTAAAACAGATATGAGTGCTTTAAGATTAATTAATGAAACTAAAGCAACTTCTGTTTCATCTTTAACAATTAATAATATTTTTTCAGCAGATTTTGATATATACCAATTAACTATAGGTAATGACAATACAACAAATAATGTTATGAAATTAAGATTAGTTAATTCAAGTGGTAGTGCTATTAGTTCATCTAGTTATGATTATGCAAACTTAGAATTAAATGCAAGTACTACTTTTGGGGAAGATAAAAATACAAATGTTACAGAATTTAGAGGATTGTATGAAGCACTAGAGGGAAACTATGCAATTGTATGGTTATTTAATCCTTATTCAAGTTCTAGTTATAGTTTTATGTTGCAACAATCACAATCATTTTACACAACTGCATATCCAAGAGGTGGTAAAGGGATTGGTGTTTTAAAAACAACTGCTAGTACAACAGGAATAAATATATTTCAAACAGGAAGTGCATTTTCTTATCTTAATGTTAGAACTTATGGACTAAGGGTAGATAATGGGTAAATTAGTACAAGTAGCAACAAGCACAGTAACAAGTGCAGTAGCTAGTGTTACCTTAACAGGCATAGATAGTGATGATGTTTATATGATTGCAGTAAATAATCTTGGAAGTTCTAATGACAATATAAATTTAATAGCAAGATTTACTGTTGGTGGAACTCCAGATACAGGAAGTAATTATGACAGGGCTTTTAAGTTGTTAAGAAGTTCAACTACATTTAATAATATTTCTGGAACAAATGAGGGAAGTATGAATACACAAATTTATACAGGTACAGGCACAAGTGAAACTGCTAATTTCATTATGTACATATACAATGCAAATAATTCTGGGGAGTACACTTTTGCCACAATAGAAAGTTCAGCACTTGCACATAGTCCAGAATTAGTTGGTGCAACAGGTGGATTTGTTAATGATGTTCAACAAGCAGTAAATGGAATACAGTTTTTATTTGGAACAGGAAATGTAGCAAGTGGAACATTTACATTATATAAGGTGTTATAGATGAGTGATAAAAGTAATAAGTATGGATATGTAGGGGTAGATATACCTGCACAAAGTTTTGGTAATAACAAAGGTGTATTCAATCCAGCTGA